GGACGCCTGCATCTCGGCGGCGGGCGCGGCGGTATCCTTGGCCGTGGTGCCCAGTGTGTTGACGGCGGCCGTCAGCGCATCGACCTCCGCCTTCGCGGTGGACGCGTCGCCGGTGATGATCAGGGATGTCTTGAGGCTCATCCGCGATAGCCGTTCATGGTGGCGCTGGCCGCGCTTTCCATCACGCGCAGCCACGCCCATTCGACCGGCGACAGCTTGATCCTGGCCTGCTTCAGCCCTGCGCGCGCGCGGCTATAGTCCAGCCCCTGCCAATACATATGGCCCGATGGCATGGGGACGATGTTCCATTGGGTGCAGATCGCAAGAAAGGCGGAAACGATACGCATATTCTGCGGCCAGACCGGGAATCCCGGCTCCTTTACGGTCAAATCTTCGATCAGATCGGCGGGGAGTCCCCATGCCTCTGCGTCGGTTGCGGCCTCGGTAAGATCGGGAGAGCCGCCACGCGCCCAGTGCCGCGCGGCGGCCTTCAGTTTCCCGACGCTGCCCCCGAAACCGCTTCGAAATAAGTGCGGACAAGCGCCTTGCGCACATAGAGCTGGCCGATCAGCGCATCGCGCACCTGGTCGTTGTAGGACACAGGCTGTTCGTCCTTGCCGATCAGGTCGGTCATGCCGACGACGATCTTGCGCAGGAAATCGGTCGATTGATCGCCTATGGACAGGTCATATTGCTTGACCTCATCCGTCGGCATGACGGCGAACGTCGCCTTGAAATCCTGATCTTCGAAACCGCCATTGACGGGCACGCGGACCTTGACCGTGTGCGTGAAAGTCGGACGGGGGTCATAAACGAACATGGGGAGTCCTCTTGGCTTCAGGTTGGTCGGGGCAGTGCGTCACGGCCTGCCACCGGTTTTTCCGACTCCCCAGTCAGCCAGCCCGGACGCCAGCTTATGGGTTTCGCCGCCACATCAGGGCCGACGCCGCCGGTCATTATTAGGTGAGCGTGATCTTCCACTGGTCGTTGCCAGCGGTCGGGAGCGGCGTGAACGTCAGCGGCCATTCTTCGATTTTCTGGTTTTCCTGACCGCCCGCAAAGCGGCCCTGGATGCAGGCGTCGGCCTTGATGGTCACGATTTTCCCGGCGACCGTGCCATGCCCGACCTCAATCGGGACGCGCGGCGCATCGGTGATTTCAGATCCCGCGCGGACGACTGGATTATAGACCGTCATGGGCACCGCCTCGACCGTCATGCTGATGCTTTCGGCGCGATCCACGATCAGCACCCGTTCTGCATTGAACAACATGCGCGGCTGGACTTCGCAGCCCAGGTTCAGGCTGAAATCGCGGCCGACCAGGCCAAGCCCGTCGATCTTGAACACCGGCGTGGTGCGCGTGGTGGCGACCTGCGGCTTCTGCCATTTGGTCAGATCGACAACGGGCCGCCCCGTGGCGGTCGGCACCGTGAACAGGCCGGTGAGCGTCACGCGACAGACGGGAATCCCCGCCGCGTTGAACGTGATCTGGCCGGTCGCCTTCGCGCCGACCATGGTATAGCCGTTTCCGCCGATCAGGATATGGGCCGTGACGCTTTCATGGCCTTCCGATACGGGCGAATATTCGACCTTCTGACCGACCGTCACGACTTCCGCCACGCCACAGGCGCGGATGAGCGGTGACCAGGCAGGCGAAACGCCCACCGTCCCGCTGCCGACCAGTTCAAAGTCGCCGGTCAGCACCGAATATAGACCAACCGGCAGGCTTTCCTGCGCGCCCATATAGGGCGTTTCCAGATTGCGGCTGACATCCTGCCCCTCCATCGGCTGGAGCTGGACATTGGTCAGCAGCATCGCGTTCGCGGCACCGGTCGGGTTGGGGTTGTTGCCATAAACCACCTCGGTCTTCACCAGGATGATCTTGCTGCGCCATTTGATCGGTTCCGCCATTTAGGACTCCTGTCGCACGAGGGTGCCATCGGCCTGGCGGATGAAGCTGCCGCCGCTCATCGGCCGCATTTCCCCATCCGGCCCGGTCGCGAAGATCGGATCGGCGGCGGGCTGGTCAGCATCGGGCACGGGTGGCGTGACGACGGTCGCAGGCGTGCCGGGACCAGCGTCGGATGTGGTCGCGTCGCCGGTCGTCTGACCGGCCGGATCGACCGTCGCCTGATCGGTCGTCGCGTCGGCCGACGGATCGACCGCTGAAATCTTCTTGGAACCCATGTTAAATCCTCAGTTGATCATCGATCGTGAAGTCGAGTTGATAGACCAGCAGTCCGGCCGACAGGCTGACCAGCTCGCCCCGGCCCAGGCGGAAAACGCCCACGGTTTCGCCGTCCAGCCATTCCGATGGCGGTGCCCAGCCAACGATCGCGCGGATGACGGCCGCGCGCAGCGGGGTCAGCTGATCGACCATTCGGCTGCCCGTCGCGTCACCGGCCGACCGCACGAACAGGACGATGCCGATCGTCTCGACAATCTCCTGCACGATCAGGTTCGCCATCGCGTTGAACGACCCGCCGCGCAGTCCCAATGGCAGGACGAAAGCGGCGGGACAGACTTGCGGAGCCTGACCCCGCGCCATCAGGTCTGACAGGTTGGCGGCTGGTCGGATGCGGCCGGTCAGCTCCACGATGTTCGCCATCCGGGCGCTGACCGCGTCGAACATCAGATGAAGCCCTGCATGGTCTCAGGCGAAAGCGGCCGTTCGCGGTCGATGAACACGACTCCGCTGGCCCCGGACGACGCGGGCGCGACCCCTTCGGCATCCAGCGAAACCTTGCCGTCGGCAATGTCGCGCAGCGTCCGCAGCGCCTGCTCATAGTCCTTCGTGATCTTGTCGCCGGGCGTGTGGACGTGCAGCTTGTAGATCGCGATCGCCAGCGCCAGGTCGGCGACCTCACTGGGCACCGGGTCGAGCGGCAGGCGGTAGCGAACCGCAACGCGGCCATTGATGACCGCGTCGGTATTCGCCAGTTCCTGCGCCACAACATCGGCGTCGATCTGGCCGGTCGGCTGTTCGCCGCGATCCGTGATCTGGATCAACAGCTGTTCGCCGAAACGCTTCACCAGCATGGCCTGCGTCGCGTAGGTCATTCGTCCCGCTCGCCTTCGCTGTCCGCGTCCGCGACATCGATCTGCACGACCGACCAGCTAAGCAGCGGATCGCCGTCGATCGCGCGCAGTTCATCCTCGCCCAGCAAAATGGCGGGAATGATCTGGGCTTGTGGTCCGAAGCTGCGACCGGCGCGACGGCGGCCCTGCTGGGGACCAACGACACGAACGCCAGTGCGCGCCGCTCGCTCGGCATCGTCGCCGATCGCTTCCAGCAGCATGTCGATCGACACGGCGACCGGCACCACGGCTTGGGGTTTCAGATCGTCCATGCTGGCTCCGTCAGAATAGTTGGCGGCGATCGCCTGGGCGGTCGCGTCCGCGATGTCAGCGGCGGGCGGTGGCGGCGGCGCTTTAGCTGCCGCCGCTTTGGGTTCGCGCGCCACGATCAGGCGAGCCATGGAACAACGAGCAGCTCGGCGGTGCCCGCCCAGATGTTCGTCTCGACGCCATCGACAATGCGCGACTGGACCAGGCGCTTACCCGCGCCTTCGTTCGACGGGCCGACCACCAGCAGATTGGGCAGCAGGCCCAGCGGCTTGCCATAGTCGCCCTTCATGCCGGTCAGGGCCGCGCGCGCCGTCTCGTAATGGGCTTCGTCCAGCGTCTGCTTGGAACCCCAGGCGATCTGCCAGAAGCCATAGCCCGCGTTCGCCCGCGCGTCGTAACCATAGACGAACTCGTTATTGTCGAAGACGTTATCGTCCGTGTCCTTGTCCTTGGCGACGAACTTGAAGTCCTTGCGCTTCTGGAGAATGACCGGCTTGAGCGGGCGCCGGGCATCGATAAGGAACCAGGGCTGGCCTGCGCCACCATCGGTATTGGCGACGCTGATCGTCTGCCCGGTTTCATCCAGGACGGGGTGGTCGTTGTCGAAATAGAACTGGCCGTCATAGCAGAGGTTCGCGAAGCCAGCCTTCAACATGGCCCAGCACAATTCGTCCCAGGCTTCGCCCGCCGACTGGCCCATTTCCTCGAACATCGGGCCATAGATGCCGATATTGTCGGTTTCGAGGTCATCACGGTCGACACCGACCGTCATTTCCCATTTCTTTTCCTTGATGGCATAGTCGCCCTGGCTCATATTCTGGACGACACGGCCGCCGATCCATTCGCGGACCTTGGGGAATTTGCCCAGCCAGCCATATTTCTGTTCCTTCACGCTGGAGGGAACGGTGGTGGTGACCCGGGCATAGCTCGATACCGCACGGCCAAGCCCGCCATTATAGGCAGTATTGAAACCAGTGCGGACGGCCGCCAGATTTTCAGCGTTGATGATCATCGCTTCGCAAAGCTCCTTAGAGGGTTTCGACCCAGACGCCCTGGGCGTCCACGTCGCGAATGGTTCCGGCCGCCGATCGGGTCGCACTGCCATTCGTCTTGGCGACCGTCTGATCGTCCACGATGTAGGCAGGGTCGCCGATGTCAGCGCGGGTGATGGCGTCGCCCGCCGCGCTATTGGCCCAGCGGAACTGGCCCCGGCGCGTGCGGCAATTCTTCGCGCCATCGGCACCGGCATTGACGACATGCTCTTCGGCCCGGCCGCGTGCGATCAGGCCGACCGCCGTCGATCCGGGGACCAGGCGGCCGTTAGCGTCGAGGCAGGCCATGCCGCCCGCGAAGATGGTGGTAGCACCCTTGACCGGATGCTCCTCGATGTCGCCGATGCGCTGCGGCGTGTTGCGATCAGCAATGAGCGCGGTCATTAGCGGGCCTCCTGCGTGCCCGCGTCAGCGAGCGTCTTCCTGTAGGCTTCAGGGTCGATGCCCATCAGCGCGATGACATTGGCGTCGGCGCTGCCCAACTCACCGGCCTTGCGGTCGGCGGGCGGAACGGCGGTGGTGCCGGACGGAGTGAGGCAGGGCATGGCGTTGATCAGTTCGGCGGTGCCGACCGGATCGGCCATGTGCATGGTGATGTAGCGGTCGCGCATCGGCTTCACGCCAACCCGCTGCGCCGCGATCGCGCCGTCCACAAAAGCCGTGGCGGCGGTGCGCTTGCCGTTGTCACGCAGATCGTTGAGGTCGGTGGTGACGGTCTTCAACTCGGATTGAAGCGCGGTGATGATTTCATCACGCCCGCCGGTGGCGGCCAGCTGCTGCACGCCGACGAGGATGGCGGCGGCGTTGCTGCCGGTTGCAAGCCCCATTGCCTGGGCGATCGGATTAAGCGCGGACTGAAGAGCGGTTTCACTCTCTTCCTTCTTGCCCTCGAACTTGGCCGTCAGCGCCGCCTGGATGGCAGCGTCGTCAGCGTCGCTGCCAAGGCCAAGCGCCTCGATCAGCCATGCACGAAAATCCATGACATTCTCCTGATGAAGGGTTTTCAGACCCCGGAAATTAGGTGTGTTGGTAAGGCTGGCGCGCAGGACCGCGTCGATCGTGCCGTCTTTCCGATGCGCGATGACCGGCGACACGCCGCGATATTCTTTCCAGATGCGCCGTTCGGTGGCGACCGGCGTCCAATCGACACGGCCCCAGATGCCGTCCTGCCGCTGCTGAAGCTCCATGATCCAGGCACGCGCCGGGGCTTCATCGCCCTTGGGCGCTTTGAGGTCCGTGGCGTGGCATTCGTCCAGGACCAGTTTGCCGCCGACCTTCAGCGATGCAGCCATCAGCGAAACCATGTCGCCGACGCGATACGGGCCGCGCCCGTCATTGGTAAAAATCTCACCGGCCGGAAGCAGATGCAGCCATTCCGGCGCGCTATCGCTGGCGGCGATCGCGATCGCGGAGCAAAGGGCAATGGAGGGGAGCGGCTTCGTCATGCCGCTGTTCTGCCTGTCGAAGGCAGGGCCGCCCATGGCCGCGACGGCGGCCATCAGTCAGCAAAATGGGGAGTTTGGCGCTTGTTACGGGCGCGGCTGCAACATGGCCGACGCCGCGCGGGAAATCAAATGCCGTATCGTCAGCCGTTGAAACCGCTCAACTTGAACGCCTGTTCCAGATGCGCGTCGGCAATGTCGATGATCGCCGCTTCATCCTCATCAGACAGGCCCAGCCAGACGCGCGCCGGGATGTCGCCCCAGGGAAGAGGATGATTGCGGCTGTCGTTGCCGAACGCGCCTTGCTTGGCCCCGTCCTGCATCACCGCTGAATATTCGAGGGCCGAACCGACTTCGACGCCCTGAGCGTCGGCATATTGCGCAATCTCGCTGCTCAGCCGCTTGGACGGGCCGATCAGGGGATCGGGCCGATCGCCATCGCCACGTTCCTTGTATCGGTCGATCGTCGCCTGTTTCTTGGGCGTCCAGGCGTTGCCGTCCGGGTCGATGCCTGCCTTGAACCGCTCCTTGGTAACCCGAACGACATAGTCGCCGATATCCTCGTGGATCGGCGTCATGTCGCCCAGGCGGCGGGACGCTTCCCCCAGCGCCTCGGCAATCACCTGATATTTGAACTCGACCTTGATCATGGCTATATGGCTTTCAGGAAGCGCGGCATCGGCCTTCTGCGTTTATGCGCAGGACGCATCGCGGCGTTAGTTCGGGGACGCGCTTCCACCTTTCCCTTTTCGAATATACATGGTGACTAGCCCGATGGTGCGGCGACCGCGACGCACGACGAAGGTTGCGACATAGGTTTCGCTGCCGATGCGCTTGACGAAATTGACCAGCTGATTGCCTTCCTTATCAGTCCCGGCCGCTTCGACCCGGTCGGGCTTGGCGATAATTTGGGGCAGCGCGGCAAAATCTTCCGGCAAAACGGCGCGCTGGCCGCGCGGCGCTTCGGTTGCCGCGGCCCCATGCGCAACGCGAACATGATCCAGATCGTGGCGGGCCAGGGAAAAGTCGTACAGGTCTAACGGCGGCTGATCGGCAAGGACATCCGCGATCTGCTCAGCCTGGCGCGGCCCGACCAGGCCAAGCGTGCGCAATGGCTCGATCGTGCCCACACTCTCCCCCCAGATGCGCCGCGCATAGCGACGGGCATCGTCGGCGACGGACGGCAGCGCCCGGTAGCTGTCGGCCAGCGCATCGCGCATGGCTTCCGGCATGCCCTCCATAAAGCCCTTGCCGATGCGATAATCCCAATGCCGGATTTTCTCCGCCGCCGCCTGGACGATCGGCGCGACGCTTTCGCCAGGTGCATAGTCCCATCCGCGCCCGACGCCGAAAGGTGTGCCCGTCTTGGGGTTAATCTTGTCCCAGCCGTCCGGCAGCTTCTTGTCAGGATCACCGCCCAACCGCCGTGCGGCACGCTCGCTGCGCGCGCCGACGACATAGCAGCTGCACCCCCATTCGGACGGGGGATAGAATATTTTCCAGAATGGATGCGAGGGCGGCAGGCAGATGCCGTCCAGCGCCTGATGTTCAGGGCGCGGTTCCTTCGATCCACCATGGAAGTAGATCCACAGCGGATAGTCGCGCTCGACCAGCTGGGCGTAGCGCCCGGCCGCATAGCTGGTGGACGCGTTGGTTTTGTAGATGGTCCGCGTGCGCCAGGCTTCGCCCGCCTTGGTCCCTTCGCCCGTCCAGCCGTGCCAGCCATGACGCTGGACGATCGCCTTGAAGTCCTTCCGAAAGGCGTCGAGGCTTTTGCCTTCGGCGATCGTGCGATCCACCGCCGCCGCCAGATCGCTGAGCAAGTCGGCCTTCTGCGCGCCAGCCACCATAAATCCGGTGTCATGCTGCTCGCGCTCCAGATCGTCCCAGAACTCGGTCGGGACCAGATTGCCCAGCTTGCCGCGAAAAAACGCGATCTGTTCGGTGAAGGGACGGCGCAGCGCACCGGAGACGGCGCTGGGCTGGTCGGCCATCAGGCCGTCTCGATATCGAAGCGCGCGGCGGCGTGGGCAGCGACCAGGCCATCGCCGATCTTTCCAGCGAGGCGGCCGATCGGCAGGTCGGGATAGGCGGCAAGCATCATTTCGCGCAATTCTCCCAGATCGCTGGCCGCTTCCATCATCGCGTCGATTTGCTCCAACATGTCGGCCATATCCGGCGCGACATCCTGGTTCAACCGATCCGCGATGGCATCGGCCGGGAAGGCAACCGCGCCCGCGCCAGCCGCGTGAAGCGCCTGGACCAGGCGCAACGACGGCCGCGAAATCTGGTCCGGCGCGGCCTGCGTCATGGGTGCGCGCAAGATTTCTGCGTTCGCATCGGGATCGGAAAAGCCCAGCTTGTCCCGCACTTCGCTTGACTGCACGCGCATCCCCATGGGCACCAGCGCTTGCAGCGCCGTCACCATCCCTGAAACATCTTCCCTCTTCGGCCGACCGATGCGGATGCGCGGATATTTGCGTTGCGGCCCATAGTTCAGATCGACCCACGGGCGGACCATGTCGCGATTGAGCGAAGCGGCCAGCGCCTTGCAGTCGGCAGTTTCGATATCCTCGCGAACGCCTTCATGAACCTTGTTGCCGCCGTCGCCCAGACCGCCCTGTTTACTATCGGTCGTCCCGGTCTGTCCCAACACCGCCTTGGAAATCTGGCGATCCAGCCAGTCGGCGCGCCGCTCATACAGATCGCCGCCCGCAGAGACATTCTTCGCCTCGATAAATTCGATCGACATGCCGTCAGGAATGATCGCGGCGCAATCGCCCGCGATATTCGCTACCGCCCGGAACAGCGTGCTTCTGTCCTCGGCGCTGGCCCCGGACTGGAATTTGCCGATCCGTACCGGCTGTCCATAGGTCTGCGTAAAGATCGCCCAGTCGCGCTGGGTAAAGGCCTTGAACATCCAGCCCCATGCGGCAATCCGCGCCAGGCCCGATCGTACCGGCAAGCCGGACTTGGCCTTCACCGTATGGCGGATGAACTTGAAGGCGGGCAAAGCGCAATCCGCGCTCGTGCCGTCCTCGCCGCCGCGAAGCATCGGCGTGCGTCCATCCGCACGATCATAGGTAAACCAACGCGGATCGCGCCATTCCAGGCGCAAGGGTTCCCATTGCCCGCTGCTGGTGTCCCAGATGATTTCCGTGAAGCTGTCGCCCTTGCCGACGCCGTCCAGGATGTCGAAGGTTTCTTCTGCCAGCTCGTCACGGTCGATCCAGCGCCGGATGTCGTCGGCGATCGCCACGTCCATGGCGTTGTCGCTGGCAGCATCCACGGTCGCATCGATCTGGGCGACGGAGCGCTTGCGCGTGCCCAGCACGCCCAGATAATGGGGATCGCGTTCCTCGATCTGCTCGGCCAGTTCGAAATAGGCGAGCGGGTCGCCCATGTCGGCGGCGCGCAGAATATTGGCGAGGCGGACGGGGTTCAATCCATCGGCCGGATAGCCAGCATAAGGTGACCGGATGCTGCCCACGGTAGGCGCGGCAACGTCGCGGGTCATGACCTCCCTGCGCAGGGGCTGACCCCGATGATCGACCAACACGGTCATGCCCGTTGCTCCTGACGAACCAAAATCGATTTAAGAGGGGTTAAAAGGCCTCTCAGGGCGCTTTTAAGGTGCCGGTCGCTCCATCCGGTCACGCAGGCGATGCCTGCGCTCCTGACGCCTCTCAGGCGCTCGACCCATATTGAGCGACGAAGCCCTGCCCCAAGCGGTGGTTTCCACCATGGCCGGGCCTCTTCGTCGTCATCGTCCCAGCCGTCACCGCTGGCGGCCGCGAAAGGATTAGGTCGCGCAACGCGGACAGGCTCATAGCCATATTCGGCCGCGCCCTGACGCGACGCGTACCAGGCCAGGATGCCCGCGATCCCGGCGTCGCCATGCCGGTCGAAACCGTCGCCGCCCTTGTAGCGGAAATTCTCCGGAACGCGGATGATGCCATCGACATATTGCAGCGCCTGGTGATCGCGCAGGATATCGGCGTCGCCCGCAACAACGATCGTGCCGTCGCTGAACGCCTCGACATAAGCCGGGGAGTTGGCACCATACCAACCGGCATTCAGCTTGATTTCACTAACCCGCTCGCCCCAGCGCTGTTGGGCGACTTCCGCGAGATAGGCACCGTTGCCCGTCGCGTCGAACGCGGCGTGCCCAAAGCGTGGCAGCGCATCGCCCAGATAGAAGACGACATCGCGCTGGGTCTCAAACGGGACGTTGCGCAATTCGATCACCACCTTGCCGCGACGGACCAGGTCTTGCCCCAGTTCGTTGACGATAATGACCGATCCGTCACCGCTGCGCGCAAAGTCCTGGCCGAAGTCGTGACGACGTGTCGCGTCGAGTTTGTCCAAGATCGGGCGCAATTTCTCGCGCAGCCACTGGTTCACGACGCGGGTGCGCTCATCGGCAGGCGCATTCTTGAAGGCGTCAGGCAAAGCCCAGCGCAGGACCGGTATCGACCGATCGCTGTTATTCTCGATCATCACCCGCGACAGCGCCGACCCTGACGCGTCGGACGGTATGGCGTCCAGTTCCTGCCGCATCTGCGCGGTGCGGACGCCATAGGCGCCCCTGATCTTGGCTTCCCATTCGTCCTGGGCTTCCTGGCTCCAGACCTTGCCCTTGGTCAGGCAGACGCGCTTGAAAAGCCCGTTATCAACCGCCTTTTGGAAGGGGATGAAATGCAGCGTGTAGGAAACCTTGCCCGCCTTGGCTTCCTGGATCAGTTCGTTGAACGGGTTCAGCACGCCATTATGCGTGCTGATGATCCGTATCTTGCCGCCCCAGATCAGCAGCGCGTTGACCGCGTCCAGCACCGCGCGCACGTCCTTATGGAACGCCGCTTCGTCAATGACGACGACGCCCTGAAGACCACGGATATTTTCCGGCCTGGACGATAGCGCCTCCACCCGGAAGCCGGATGCGAAGGTGACGCGATAGGCACTGATGAACTTGGACGTGCCGTCTTCCCGCTCATCTTCGAACAGGAACTCTTCGACCTCGACCAGTTCCTTCGCGACGATCCGCGCGAAGTGGGCGACATAGCCGATGAACTCGCGGCCCTTGTCCTTCGTATCGCCGATGTAGAACACATTGTCGCCACCGGCCGACCGTGCCGACGACGCGATGATCGTATCGTCCAGCGCCTCTGCATAGGTGATGCCCGTGCGCCGGCCTTTTTCTCCCAGCTTCAGGTCGGACTGATCTTCCAGCCATTCCTTCTGATGATCCATAAGGATGCCATCAGCCAAGGGATCATGGTCAGCGGGCAGGTCGAAGCCGCGCGGCAGTTCGGGCGGCAGCTTGGCGGGATCACGCGCCAGCACCGGCGCAAGCGGCGTGGGCGCTGGCATGGGATGCCCCGCCTGCGCCGTCATCGCGCCCAGCATCGCAGCGCCAGCCGCGAACATGGATTTGCCTTTAGTCATACGCAGCACTCCCCGGACAGAGGCGCGGGAACGCGGCCATCCCAGCGTCGCCAGACGGGTTCGCCGCGTTCATCCTGTGCCCCGACCACGCTGCCATCTGACAGTTTCGTCTGTATGCAGAGGCCCATCAGCCGCCCGGTTACGCGGCTGGTTGGCGGCTCATAGATGCCGATCGGCCATTGCAGTTGATGGCGATAGACGAAACGCAGAACGTCTAATGCGTCGGCTTGATGATCTAGATAGGATGCCTCCAGCCAGGCCTTGTGCACTTCGATCAAGGCTATCAGCCATGTCCGATAGTCCTGTCGCCTATGATGCTTGCACTTTGCGAGCGCGCGCAGGACCGTCCCGCGCTCCTCGCCCACGATGTGTTTGCTGTCGATGGCCCCGATCATATGCGCAGCCCCAGCACATCGCGCCTGATCTGCGCGGCCGTCTCGGCCGACATGCCCGCTTCCGTCGCGACCTTTTCCACCCGATCAGCGGCCTGTTCCATCTGGGCGGCGACACGCTCTTCCAGGCGGCGGCGATGCTCGGTGGACGTCTTCTGGGCAGAAACGACGGACGTCAGCGCGCGCGCCATTTCCATGACGCCCTTGCTGTCGGCGGTGCCTTTTTCCAGCAATTCATAGATTGCGACCTTGAGCATTTCAGCGACGGCGACCGTTACCTGGTCCGCGCCGTCGGTGCCCAGGTCGCCCACGATCTCGGACGTAATGTGGCGCACCTCGTCTAGTTTGCGGAACTGGATCGCCTTGCGCACCGCCCACCGGCTGAAGGCGGACTTGCTGACGCTCGCGATTCCCCGATCAGCGAGCCGCTTGTTGAACTCGATCACGATCGCGGTTTGCGGCAACGCACGCCCGCGCAACTGCTCGATCGCCCAGGCCAGATCGTCGTCGGCATCTTCGGGCAGCTGGTCGATGGACGACAGCCGTCCGCGCCCTTCGCGGCGATCGGTTTCGTTATCGGTCATCTGCACCCCCCAATGCACGGCGCACTTTGTCGCCAGCCCGACGCATCATATCCCACGCCCGTCCGGCTTCGCGCGATCCATTGCCATGCACGTCATGCGCGCGCCGATATGCGGCCTCGGCAAGTTGAAGATCGCAGGCGAGCGAACGAAACCTATCCAGATCAGACATTGGGGGACTCCCCATCCGTCATGCCCGGCTTCACCGCGATCGCGCGCAAGCGAAGCGACTGTGTCAGCGAAAAGGTGCCATCGACATGAAAGCGCAGATCGGCCCGCCAGCCATCGGGATAGCGGGCAACGATGCGACGGGGACGGCCCGCGCCGTCGCGATAGCCGAACGCGGTTTCTGGATCGCCAGTCGATGCGCGGACCCCGGCCTCTTCCAAGACCGTCTTGGCCCTGGCGATGTCGAGGGGGAAGCGGGTCAGGGCAACGCGCTTACGCATCGTCGGACGGCCGCGTGACGCCGTCGATGACTTCCCGGTGCTCGACATGGTTGCGGCCCAGCGTCCTGATCTGCGCGATCATCACGGTCCCGGCCTCAGTCAGGCGCACCGCTTCCAGTTCGGCCAGCTTGCGCAACTGCGTGCGAACCCACTCGCGAGACCGCTTGATGGCGAAGGCGTCCAGCACGCGCTGGAGGCTGACTTCATTCAACCGGCCATCGACCTGCGCCGCCAGTTCCTTCAGGATGACCAGGCGGCCGTCTTCAGCGATCTTTTCGTCGTAGCTCATGCTTTCTCTCGCAGATAATTATCGATCCGATCGACCACACGCGCGACGCTGGCGATCTCGCTGCCCTGCCGACCGATCAGGCCCAAAACGTCAGCGAGTTGAACCTTCACAGCGTGCAGGTCATCCTTCGTGGGCAGATGCTTCATCTGCTCTTCCACGGTGATCTGGCGATCCTCGACCAGGTCCAGCCGGTCTTCCAGCCGCTTGACGCGGGCTTCAGAGGCGGACTGACTGCGCGTGTGCCAGGACCAGAAGATATTCGCGATGCCCAGAAGCAACGCGATGAATGGCATGACGCCCGGCCCACTACTCACAATTTCCCCCGCTTCCTCAGGATTTGAAAACACGTTGAAAGGCCCTTCAGGGGCGGTTGACGTCGATCGACGCGGCCCGCTTCCAGGCGTCGATCAGATATTCCAGCCGCAACGTGTTATCGGTTACGGCGTCGATGTCGGCGCGATCCACGACGGCCGCTTCACCGGGCCGCAAAGCGCCGGTGGACAGGGCGGGAATGGCGAACACGCCCGCTGCTCCGCCACCACGGGAATCGCAGGTTGCACCCGATCCGCTGGCTTGGCGCATCCGGCCATCAACAGCAGAGCGAGCAGCAGCAAGGTCGGCCTGATAATCATGTGTCACCTCTGAAAGATTGATCGCCCATTCCCGCTGGACCCGTTCGACGTTTTCGCGATCCAGCCGCGCCGCCTCGATCCGCGCCGCGCGCACCAACGCGACCAGCTTGAACATTTCGTTCTTCTGGCGGACGAAGGTCATGCGCCAACCGAAAGCCTGGTGGCGGCGATGCTCCGCAAGATCGCGGGCCGCATTACCCGTTATCCAAAGCCAGGCGCTCAGCACGACGAGGGCAAGGATCAGGAAGCGGATCGGCCGTTCGGCCAGCCAGCGGATGACGGCGGCCAGCAGTTCGATCCCAAAGGCCGGGATGAAGCGGAGTAGCTGGAGCATGGTCATGCGCCGACCTTCGGCGTCAGCGTGCGTTCGGGCGGCAACAGCGTGAAGCAGGCGCGCATTTCGTCATTGCGGCGGTTGACCAGCCCGGTCACCACAACCTTGCCCGCCTTGTTCCACAGCGCGAAAGCGTTGCACGCGGAATACCAGTCGCCAGCTTTGAAGCCCTTGGCCATGCTGGACCCGCAATAGGCGGCGACCCCGATATTGTAGGCGACGCTGATGGCAGCGCCCAGTTGATAGACGGTAGTGGCGATCTGCGGGGTGCAGGCCAATACGCCCTTGCCATAGTCGCTGCGGATCGCGGTATGCAGGAAGGCGCGGCACTGGCCCAGCGTGTAGGTCTGCATCTTCACGCGGGTTTCCCCGGTACAGACGGTCCACTTGCCGACGATGTCGCGATAGGGAACGGTCTTCGTCCCCTCCCATTTCTGGACTAGGCCACCGGCGACCTCGGCCGCCTGGTCGTTGACCACGACGCCGACCGGCGCAGCGACCAGCGCCGTCGCGGCCATCGCACCGAAAAGGGATGCGCCGGTCCGCTCAGCCATGGCTGGGAACCAATTCGGATACAGGGGGATTTTGATGGGTCATGACCACAGCAATGCTGCGGTTAGGGATTTCCCGGCATGGCCGCGTTGGCGGCCATCACATTACTTTTCCGAGAAAAGCTGAAGCTGAGCGGCCGATCCTTTGACCGGCGCATCCGCCATGCGAGCGAACAGCTTATTAACAGCAGGCTCGGTAATGCCAAGCCGTGATGCGATGGCCCCGTTTGAAAGGCCGGTGCCGCGATAGTGGCGCGCGCGAATGTCGCGGGCAAGTGGGACGCGGATCACGTCCGGCGACACGCGTTCCGAAAGATGGCGCGCCGCGTCCGCGCCGATCGCCTTGGCGATGTCATGGTCCGCGCCGATCGCCGTCGGCACATAAAGACGACGACCACCGAACGCCTCGCAAAAGGCGACGAAGGCAGGTTCGCCCATCAGGGCTATAAGCTGCTCGGTGGTCAGCCGCTCGCTCATCAGACAAGCAGGCCGATCAGCAGGCCAAGGATGAATGCGATGACCACCATGCGCGTGGCATGACCATGGCGACGGCCTACCGGGCGCAACAGCGGCTGCGATTCCCACGCCAGATGATGGTGTGCGGCACGGCGGCTCATGACTGCACCGCCTCAAATGCGCGATCGCCACCCTTGTCGCGCAGCACCTTGCCCAGCGCATTGGCGATCTGGTCCAGTTCATTGATGTCGAACCGCACCTGGTCGGGGTCGCCCAGACGGCACAGCTTCCAGGCCGCGTCGCCCAGTTCCCAGCCGGACGGGATCACGCCGCTGCGCTTGAGTTTGAGTAGGATCGCGTCGCACAGGTGCACCTTGAGCGCGAACAGGTGATGGACCTTGGCCAAGCCCGCGAGCGACTGCGACCATCCATGGCGATCGGCCATGGCTTTGAGCGCTTCAATCACCTTGTCGGCCTGGGACTGGTTGATCCACTGGAACCGCTCGCAGCCCATCTGGCGGCGAGCGAAGGCTTCCAGCGCCGTTTCGCTATGGTCGCGGATCGCACAGAGCATCCCCAGCGAAATCCACAACGCCCGCGCTTTACGCGCGACGGGATGATCGGCGCGCTTCACCGCACCAGGCTTCTGCACCCTGGCGACCGCGCGAAAGCCCATGCGCTCAAATTCACCGACCAGCGCCTGAAGCTGGGCGACATTGCAATCGGCAGCGCTGATCTTGCCGGTCACCCGGCGCATGACGCCACGATAGTCTTCCTCTGTCATTGCCAACTGCTTGGGCGCGATATGCACCTTGGCGATCAGGGCGCGGCGTTGCGGGTCCGGGCGAAAGCGGGCGGCGGCAGTTGCCATGGTCAATCCTCCTGAAGGTCACGAAAATGGGTGAGAATGCGATTGGTCAGCCGGGCGAAGGATGGATCACGATCGCGCATATCAGCGGCGCGAAGTGAGGCGTGCCGCGCACTGGTGTGATCACGCCCACCCAGAAGCGCGCCGATTTGCGGAAAGCTCGACGGGGTAAGGCGGCGCGCCAGCCAGCATATCGCAGCGCGGGCGCGGAACAGCCGGGCGGCCCGGTCCGCGCTGCAAATGTCACACCGATGCAGGCCCATTTCGTAACCGACCTGGTCGATGATGTCGGTGACGCGAACACGTCCCGTCATTGGTCGCGGCGATCGCAACGCCACCCGTGCAACAATCAGCTGAAGCATGGCGCGTTCGTCCGCCGATTTGGGCGCGATCGGTGCCATCACCGGATGATCCTGATCTGACGTTGGTCGATCGCCCAGCGCACATGGGCGATTTCCATATTGTCGTCATTCTCGGCCGCGATCGTGACCGCGTCGTTGATGACCATGGCGCATTCGCCCAGGCCCCCCGATCCGGGCTGCATGGCGACGTCCATTAACGTCATGCGAACCGCTGGATCATGAATGTCCCACGCTTCGCAGAAGCATGTGACGTCTTCTTCCACCGGCATATTCTGCACAACGCTGCGGCTGATCCGGCGCTTGAGACGGCCAAACTGATCACGCTTGGGACCGCTTTCGATCCTGGCGATCAGTTCTTCATTGCCCAGCAGACAGATGCCGACGCCGGTGGCATCGTGCCAGGCGCGCAATTGCTCCAGCGCACCTAATTCCAGATGGTTCGCTTCATCAATAATGATCGTCGCCTTGCGCTTGCGCAGGTAGGAAATGATCTCGGCGCTGATTAGCGACGGCCAGTTCTTAGACGTCTTGAGGCCGATCCCCTGTTCCACCGCGCGGATCATTGCACCGGTCTTGCGGCTGACCTCGTCCATGGTGACCATCCACACCGGCGACACGCGGCCTAGAAAGTCTCTGGCGGTTAGGGTCTTGCCCAGGCCTGGTCCGAACGCGCCGACCGTGATCTTGCCGCTGGACGCCACCGCCAGCAGTTCGCGGATGCGTAGCGATGTCGGCGTCTCGAAATAGCCGGGATCGACCGGCAGGCGGCGTAACTGGTCGTCACGGTTCTGGACGCCCTGTTTGAACGTAAAGACCTTGCGGGCCACGTCCTCGTTACGCCCGACATAGTTGCCGGTGCAGAAGGCCTGCAATGTAGACTGGGCGATGTTCATGGTTTCGCTCAGCGGCTTCCAGCCCAGCTTGTGCATGGCTTTGTAGCCATTGGCCCAATCGCGCATGTCATCGATATCGACGGGGAGTTGATCGACATGGATCATCGGGGAATCCTCTTCTTACTTCTGGATCAGGCGCAGGGCGGCGCGACTGCGCGCCTGCTCAAATTCGGGGTTGGTAAAAGGCGTTTGAACAGCCTTTGAGACGGTTTTGAGAGCCGCCGCGGTTTGCCCGCGATGGCGCACGATCCGGGTCGCAGCAGGCCGGACGCTGGGTTCGACCGGCGCGATCGCGCGCGCCGATTGCCGCTCCGCCAACTGGTCGGCGCTGAGCAGATCGAGCGCGCGGGCGGCTTCCCGCGCCGTCTTCTGCGCGTTCTTTTCCAGCCGCTTGCGTTCGTTCGCTGCCGCCACGTCGCGGAAGCCGGTCGCCGTCAGGATCGGCGCGGTGACCAGATAGCGCCCGGCCGTGTCATAGACATGGACAGGCAGTGACAGATCGTCGGGATCGAAGCGGATCGTGACCTTGTCGCCCGCGACCTGCGCCAACTCGCGCGTCCAATAGCTGTTGCCCAGCACGCGCACCGCGCCCGTTTTGCGGTCGGTGCGGACCTGGTCGCCCGCCAACAGGGCAAGGCGCAATTGCTCATCCGTCGCCTTCCCGATGGACGAACGCGCATAGCTTTCATCGAACACCTGGTCGAAGCTGCGTTGCCCACCGCCCATTTCGGTGCGGCGGCCTAGCTGCGCGTTGTGCCGCTCGATCCCCGCATCCCAGACCCGGCAGAACTCTTCCAGCGGAATGGCGCGCGTCCCGTAATTCTCCGGCTTCGCCAGCGGCGTGTTGCCCGTATATGCCCCTTCGAAGGCGGGCAGCTTGGCGATGGCCGAACAGAAATCACGGAAGCCACGTTCGATCGGCTTGGACTGGCCACGGAACGGCAACGCCCACATGATCTTGATGCCCAGCGCCGTCAGCACACCGGTCGGGTCTTCCTCCCTGATCTTGAACCGGAACCGCGTGCGTGCGCCGCCGGTCAGCTCCTTCGACGCAAAGGCGCGACCGTTATCCGACAGGACAAATTCGGGGATTCCCCATTTGCGGAACAGGTCCGCGAACACCAGCCGCGCCGTGACCGTGTCTTCGCTGCGCGCAATGCGCCAGGCGAGGAACTTGCGGCTGTAAACATCCTGGATCGCCACGATGGTCGGGCGGATGATGATGTCCTTCCCGTTGGCATCCTGGCCCCAATTGACGAACACGTCGGCTTTGTGACCGTCGATGTTGACGATTTGCATGGCGTGCAGATCGGCGACGCTGCGGGTCTGCGGCGGGAGCATGTGGCGCACGGCTTCTTTTCCTTCGCGTTTGAGGGCAATGACGGCGGGGGGAACCTCGGCTTCCAGGCGGCGCAGCAAGGTTTTGGCGTGTGGCAGCGCCACGCCCATCAGCGCGGCCTGCTCTTCGATCCGGCGATAGCAGTCGGAAAAGGGCGGCTTGGACAGGCGCAGATAATCTGACAGCAACTCATTCCAGAGCGTCGGATGGATGTCTGCCTGCTTGCCGCCGCCCTTCCGGCGCGGTGCCAGGTGCGGCAGTCGATCGGCGGCAGGGATGCCCTTCACGAGGCCCAGCCAGTCCCACAACGTCGTGCAGGATTTCACACCGGCCGATCGCGCCGCCTGCGTCACCGCCTGCGAGGCGGTCATCCCTGCCGCGCGATACGCATCGACATCGACCAGGATCATCGCGCGACGCTGCGCTTCCTCTTTCACCTTGTCGGACTGCGCATCGAACCACGACCAGATATGGGACGGGCTGTCATTGGCAGGCATGGGCACACCGGGCGGTGTCGCCTGATGGCTGCCCACGCTGTTTGTCTGTGTGGAAACAAACAGGATGCCACGGTCCACCAGGGCCGCCTTCGCCACCGCAGGCAGCAACTCGTAATGAAATTCGATGCCACCACCGCGCCCTTTGCGCGCGCGGGCCAGCGGCAGGCCGGATGCATCGACCTGTGCTTTCCACGCTTCCATGTCGGCCCGTTCGTTCACCTTGCGCTTCGTCCTCGGCAGGCCCGGCAGGGAAAGATCGGCGATCTCCGCTGCCGTGAACCAAATTTTCCCACCCCCCAGTTCAATCATTTTCGGCGGTTCCTCGTGATGGTCGGGTTGATGCGCTTCAGGTCTTTCTTGCGGCGCATCAGCTTTTCGATTTCGCTGTCGATGTGGCCGATCTCGGCTGTGAAGATTTCTTCGCCCACCAGCACGGCCGCGCCGATCGCGCGCAGTTCGCGGTCCAGCAGGTCGAACCGGTGCGTCACCGCGATCAGGGCCAGCATCCGCGAAAAGCTGATGTTGTGACCGGCCTGCGCGGGGCTGGCGTAATTATTGAGCATGTTGAGGGTGACCTCGTCGGACAGCAGCACGCTCATTTCCGCCGCGATGACGGGCCGGTCCCGCTTTTCATCTTTCAGGATTTCCGCCACTGTCCGCGCGGTTCGCGCGTCCACGCCCGCCAGTGCGGCCGGAAGGGTCGCAGGCTGAGGCGCGTCGAACGTGAACGCGAACTGGTTGGCGGAAGCGGGCGACTTAGGCACGCCGTTCGTCGTCAGCGCGTTGGAAGGGGAAGCCCGCTGGATCACTCTCGTAAAAGCAGTTCACAATCTCGACATCGCCATCGAACGAACCGCCAATAACCAGCGTCGCAGCCCAGCCAGTTGGCGGTCCAAACCGCTCCAAAAGCCAGAATGTCGCGCGCGTGCCAGGCGCAAATATCCGCTCGCAGCCATCGCGGCACACACCCATCGTGGCCTCGTTCATCACGAGCGCATCGCCGCGCCGTAGCAGCGCCACCTCTGCGCGGGGCATGGACCGCAGTATGGTCGGATCGCGGCCGATGTTGAGCCAGTCCATCACGCGCGAAGCCATGTCGGGCGTGACCTCGAATGTGGGTTTGATGTTCGATGCCACGATCAGTCCCTCATCATGTAGCCAGCTTCCCAGGCGAGATAGTCGCGCTGGGCAGGCGGCTGCGTCATCAGGTCGGCGGTATGGCTGGCGGCGTCGGCCTGCGCGCGATGCGCCCAAGCGCGCTTCCGGCGGCGCAATTCAGGGATGGTGCAGCCAGCCGCCATCGCCTGTTCGAACTCGACACGGGCGCGGGCGAAGCGGTCGCCGGGTGTGACGGGGGCGGTCATAGCGACTCGCCCGTGATCGGATGCCGGATCAGCGAATTGATGGCGGCAGGAAGGAAGTCCGGGCGCGTGGGCACCTGAATATCATCATGGTCTGAGGCCGATAGCGCACAGGTCCATGCCCAAATATCGGCTTGCTTAACCTGATCGTCCGTCCAGGTGGCGACAAGCTCGACAGGCGCATCGACGGAATGACAGCCAAGCAGGCGCATTGAAGTCGCTTCATTGTCCCGCTTCCACTCGGGAGTCGCGCTCATCACACCATCGTCGCTGATGTCATAGTCATAGCGGGTGACGTTCGCGCGGACCTCGGCTTCTGCCTTTTCGATCGCGCCCAGCAGAAACATCTGCTCGCCCGGCTTCTCGTCATCGAACGCATAGGCGATCGCATGTTCGGCCTTACCGACCCCGACAAACGCAAAGGCGGTCAGACGCCCGCTCTGCGCATCCATCAGCGCCCGTTGCAGGGCATCGACCATCGTTGCTTGGTGATCAGTCATGCAGCAATCTCCATCTGGGGAAGCACGCCGACGCGACGCAGATCGAAATCACGATCGATCAGCTTTTGCGCGGCCGTGCGGGGTGGAATGATGCGGGTGATGGTGTCGGCGGTCGGGTTCTTCACGTCCCAGACCAGCCACATGTAATCGATCGTCCCACGCTTCCACGCGGTCGGGCGCTTGGTCTTAGGATCGACAGCGTCCAGCGCCGTGCCGGGCGGCATCGATGGCCGATCAGCGAACTCCAGTTTCAGCTTGGGGGGATATTCCTGGAAGAAAGCATAGCGGCCTTCGCAGGCCCGCCAGCGCAGCGGGACCAGGATGCAGACCAGCCCGTTCGCGATCATCAGCGCACGGCGCACGAACCGTTCTGCGATTCCCGGCGCACAGCCATAGGGAATATTGGCAACGATGCTCAGCTTCGCCCAATGCTCCAGCATGCATGTCTGGTCGCCCAGGAAATCATGCTCGCCCAGGAACAGATGCGCGGGCGCGGTCGGCAGCCAGCGGTTGACCAGGTCCGTGCCCATCGCGTCGAAGCCATGGGCTGCAAACGCGCAGGGGATCGTCCCCAGGCCACAGCACGGGTCCCAAACCAGATAGTCGCTGTCGAACATGACCATCTGCATCAGGGCGTGCGCGGTCCATGTCTGTTCGACATACCAGTCCTGCGGATGCCGATCGGGGCGGACGGCGGCGGTCATGCGCCGACGCTTTCAGCGACAAAGCGGCGACCGGCGTCCGTCAGCGTCCAGACCTTGCTGGTATGCACCTTGCCATTTGCCCCGAACGCGATCGCGCCCGAAACCAGCTTCATCTGTTCCAGCTTGACCAGGTCGATGCTCGACCAGGGCGCGATGACGGACTTGATCGCAAGGCTGCCCAGCAGCTTGATCTGCTTGTTCGACAGGTTCACAGCAACCGCCCCCCGACATAGGTGACGGTTTCGCCACCGGCCGCGATCGCAGTCGTGGTCATCGCTATGGCGGACGTCGGGCGCGCGGTGCGCAAATGCTCGCAGCAATTCTGGAAGGCGACCTGATAGGCAGCGCTCAGATTGCTCTGCTCGACGCGCGGCAGCATGTCCCTGCGGGCATCCATCGCTGCGCGCCAGGCGTTCCACAAAGCGGTGCGAAGCGCTGGCGACAGGCTGTAATAATGGCCCTTGCAGAACAGCTTGCCCTTGCCGATCGGCACGTCGCAACCTTCGGCGCTGCATGGAACGTCGGGCTTGTAGAAGGTGCGGCGGATCATGGGCGTTTCCCCAGAAAGATTCCGAAGACGAAGCGACCCCAGACGATGATCAGCGACCGCCCGTCGAAATCGAGCGTGTGCGGATCGTCGCAGTCGTCCAGGCCGGGGGTGCAGTTCGGCACGATGCCGACGCGCGGGAGCCAGTTCATGCCGCGCCTCCATCCGAAGCAACATCGCTGCTAACGTCGATCGACTCGGCAGAAGGGAAAGCTGATGGCGTTGACGAACTATGTGGTCTGGTCTCGATCGATCGTAGCTGAGCTGCTCGATCTGCTGACGGACGAGGATCGCGACCGGGTTCGGGCGATAGTCGAAGAGAACAATCAAAGCCGGGCGTGGCAGGACGTGCGCCCGCAGGACGTTGACGCAGCGGTGCGCTTCCTGTGCGAGACACCGGCGAAACGCCATGCCCGCTGGCAGAAGCTGCACCCTGACGAACGCTTAATTCTTTGGCTTCGCGCGCGGTCTCTGGGTCTTCAATCAGCCAATGCAATAGCTTTTGCAGAGCGGATCGCCGACATTGAGGGCATGAAGTATCGTGATGCGCTTCGAGATACCGCTCGATCCGTTCTTCAATTCGAGTTGCTGCCCCCACTAGAAGAGTTGTGGCGTTCAGCGCCCGGTGAATACGATTGATCACAAAGCCCGGCCGATAGAGCGGCGCGACGTCATACAGCGTGATTGACGCCGCCGATCGCAACGCCGCATTGCGCCAGTCCTGCAACAGCGTCCGGTTGCACGCCTTGCCCTGAACCGACACGCGGAGCAGGCGAAATGTCCACCGGTCTTTCGACCACCGGCACTTGGCACCATGCTCCTTGACCAGAGCGTCGATGATCTTGCGCGGGGATTCCCCGCTGTCGATGCTGCTCATGATGCCATCAGCAACAGCAAGAATGTCGAGACGACGGCCGATCATACGCCCAGTTCCTCAATGCGAGCGGCGATCGCGGCGGCATAGTCGCGCAAGGCCTGTGGTTTCAGGGTTTGGGTGAAGGCGGGTGCCCACGATCGCTGATCAGACAGCGAAAGCCGCGCGATGTTCGCCCCGGCATTGTCCATATACTTCGTCGCGCCGGTCGATGGAGGGGCTTTCCCCGTGGCCAAGGCCAGCCCCTCCAGCGCCTGCGCCAGGGTCATGTCGGGCGCTTCGATCAGCGCTTCGATGATGGCTCGGCGCGCATCGACCGCATAGGATGCAATGACCCGCAACGCCGACGCGTTTTCACCCACGATTGGGTGACGAGCCAGGGCTTCGTAAAGGTCGGGGAAAGGTGCAACGATCGCGCGGTGAAGAGCCAAGTCATCACGAACGGTGCGCTTCGACATACCGATCGCTTGAGCAGTGCTTTCCTGCCAGCCGTATACTGTGGCGAAGTTTGCCGCAGTATGTTCGGCCTCCGCCTCATTGATGTCTTCATCGCGCACAACGCCTGGTGCTTTTGCTTTAACTTCGTCCCAGCGCTTGCGGATGCCGATTGCTTGAGGGCTTAGATCGCCATGCTGATCCTTCAGCCGCGCCTCAGCAGCGTCGGCAACCGCTCGCACAAAACAGGCGCGCTCAATCGGCGCTAGGTTTCGACGGTGCAGGTTCTCTTCTGTTTCGATCTCGCGATAGTTGCCATAGACCTGGATGGCGTCGATCGTGCGCAGCTGCGCCAGCTTTGCTCCCGCCAGTCGGTGCCAGCCTGCAACTAGCGTCCAGGGCTTCGCCGCTTTTGCTCCGTTGGCGCGGATGTTGATCGGCGTACGCTGACCGTTGGCGGCCATCAACTGGCCCAACGCGGCGGCCTTGTCCGGCCAGAGAATGCCGACCCGATCGGCGATAGCAATATCATTGATGTCGATTTGTAGGACGGGTTCGACCTGCTCGATTTTCGGTGCGGTGGCCATGTTTAACGGGCCTCCACATTTTGACGGTGCGTTTCCGCCAATTCGGATTTATGGTCCAACATTATGGACTCATCGATCGCCATTCCGTCACGCTGCGCTCGGCGCAGATCGGCTTTTACGACCTTTGCGACAGGGCCGTTTGGGCGGCCCCGGAGCCAGTCAACTACAGCTTGGTATTTGATGCCCTTTTTCGCGGCGAACTTGCGGACGCTGCCGTGGCGCTTGCGAAGCGCGGCTTTAATATCCTCCCGCTGGGGGGATTGAACTAGCATGTCTAATACCTCGGCCATTGGGTCCAACATATTGGACCATAATGACACATCGTTGGACCGTCAAGCGCCAGCCGCATTCGGCGAGCGATTACGCACGCGAGCGACGGAGGTCGGCTTGGGAATGGCCGAACTGGGTCGATTAGCAGGCATCAAAAAGCAGTCGATGTCAGGCTACTGGAATGGGGAGCGCTTATGCGGGTCCGATAAATTGTTCGCATTGTCCGATGCGTTGCGCTGTAATGCGCGCTGGCTCATCTCGGGCGACGGTTCAAAAACGGGTGGCGATCTTGTCGCCGTGGAGGACGTGGATTGGGAGCAGGTGCCGCTTTTCGATTTGCGAAACGTCACAGACACGGGAAAAGGTGAGCCAATTTCGTGGACACCTTTTAGAAAAGACTGGCTGCGCAATACGCTAGGGACCGCGTTCGACCTTTATTTGGTCGAGTTGCTGTCTGGCTATCGCAGTCGGGTTAAGGACTCCGACCTTTATGAAGGTGATCTCGTTTTTGTTCGTGAGATCACAATGGGCGAATTAGCCGATGGACATGTCGTAATATGGCGTCGGGATGGCGCACTTAAGATTGCACAGTTTTCAGTCCAGCAGCGAGACCGTGACGAAACAGACGTCATATATCCGCGCGAAGTTAGCGACGATCAATTCGTGCCTATGTGTCGCATATATGGAAAATTCCTTCAGCGGGTAAGCTAGAGGTATTTCACATCAGTTAGTCCGCAATCAAGATCAGCGGTGGACTGCCACTCTTTATATTTGGCTTCATTACGATCGGCGAGATACGCGGCAGCGACCGCTTTTGCCTGTTGGCATCGCGCGCGGTAGGGTTGATATTTCCCCTCAGTATCCCGTTTTACCATCTGATACTTTGCCTCTTCCGCCGCGCCTGTTCCAGCGTTCGAACAGGCGGCCAGTGCGCCAAGGGCAACGATCACAAAGCTGCGCATAGTTGGTCACTCCACGATTCGCGGCAACCTACACAAAGTCCGTTAAAACGAAAGATCATGGTCGCCGTCGCGCGCCGCCTCCTGTTCCAAATTGACTCATTCGTTCTCTTTATGTTCTCATGCGTTCGACGGCACGAGTCGTTGAAGGAGGAACTTATGGAACATGAAGACCCAACCCAGTTCGCCGGGGAAAAGAAATCACCCTTCGGTCGCTGGCTGATTGAACAGGATACGCGCACCGGCGCGATCGGCGAGCTGGCCCGGCACGCAAAAGCCGATCGGGGATTCCCGCGTGACGCGGATACGAAGAAGGTGTGGGAACGACTGAATATCATGCAGGTGGAAGGCGACCTCTATGATGCGATGGAGGAAGCCGAACTGGACTACCTGGCGCTATGAATACGCGCCGCCGCGATCCCGCCTGGTGCTTTGGTGTCCTCGGCATAGCCAAGGCACCATGGCGACCGACGCAATATGAAGCGCGGGCCGACGCCGTCGATGCGGGCATGGGCTGGTTCAGTGAACATGAGTTGCAACCAGGCGAGCGACGAACAATCTATCTTCACGCCCTGGCGGAAATCTGGACCACGCATGAACTGGTCCCGGCGCTGCCGCGCGAAGTGATCCAGCCGCCCACGCCAAAGCCGCAACAGCCCGATGACCAAGCCGGACTATCCCGCATCGATCGCATCATCGCCAGGCGCGAAGATCGCCGATGA